CATATTTAGCTAATATATCGACTTCCCATATAGCGCGCTCAGGATCAATAAGCGTAGCTGGTGGCGAGGGAAGCGGCGGACAGTTACTCGCTAGGTTCGCTGGCGGCTGCGGCATTGGCACGACTGACACCGCTTTCGAGCAGCCTGACAATACGAACATCAGGAGCACAATCAGCAGAAACAGCAGGCAAAGTCTTGTATATCTCGCGGATTGTTTGCTTTTCTCCGGCGACCACCACATCGGCTTTATCTCGTTCGGCTTGGTAAAGCGTTGAAACCTCATCTATTTGTCCTTGCATTTGCTGGCGCTGCTTCTCAGCTTTTTCCAGAACCGCAGAATACGCAGCATCGCACTGCCAGTCTTTGACCTTCCACCCGGCGGTAAGGCCAACAGCAAGAGCGCCTGCCGCCACATAACCCATGATCGGATCAATCCGCACCATTAATCTTACCCCATTCGCGGACCGCGAAGATAGTCGCACAAGACGCAATCGTAGCCGCCAAGTCCGTAAGTGATATTGGTTGGCTGTTCACAATGGGCAAGGCTACCGCATTTACAATAACACCGCAAGCAATACCGACACATGTGACTGGACGCCACCAAACCCGGACACGCTCAAGCAGTGCGGCCTCAAGTTCTTTAAGCGTCATTTCGGATCAGGATATTTAGCGTGCGGAAGTTCCCAGTGTGGGCCGTCCTTGAACGACTTCCAGTCCCCGCCCCAAGTGATCGACACATTCTCAAGATGTGCTGCCTTCTTCATGGCCTCTTCGATTTTATCGAACAGCGGCCAATCCCAACGGATGCTGCCCGCTACATACGGCGCGATGTCAACCGCAAAGCCGTGAATGTGGCGTGAGCGCATTGTCTTGGTCGCGCCTTTGGCGAACAGTTCCTTCTGGCGTGCGATTGTCCGCAGCCCCTCGATGACAGTGAAGTCAATATCGGAAATGCTGATAGCGCGCTTAACGACGCGCACCAAATCAGGATGCACACCGCGAAGGTTTAGCAAGGAACGTGGGCCTAGTTTAAAAGCCATTAGCGATCTGCCTTATGATCCAACTTGTCTTCAATCCGGCGGAGGTGAAGCATTACTTCATCAAACTTCTTGTCGATGGCATTGAACTTTTCTTCGCCGTAATCTAGCTTTGTTTCCAGAATTGCAAGGCGGCTACTCAACTGCGTCCACACACCGACAAGGCCGAAAACGCCAGCGATTACCGTTAGAAGCGTATCAATGCCGAAGTTCATATCCATTAGCTTTTCTCGCTCAAGGCAAAGATTAACTGCTGCACCTTGGCGTCTGTAGCTGCGGTATCACAAGTTCCGTCAGGATTAAATACAGCAGGCACTTCGAAGTAGGTGCCGCCCTCAAGCGTACCCTTGGCGTACCATTCAGCTTCATTTGCTGGGTAATGTATTGTCATGCCCATACGATTGCCCTCGTATCACCAACGGTTGTGCCAAAGACGACAGGCGCGCCGCCAAATATCCACGACGTTGATCCCCCGCTGTTGCTGTAAGAAGCATCAGTGCGGTTTAATGTAGTGCCGCCGACAGTCAGCGTTTCCCAACCAGAATTAGGCGCGCTTCCAGCAACCGTAAAATCTAACCACGCCGGTACGCCCGAACTATAAACGTCTTTAAGCTGGTCAACAGTTAGTCCGCTATTTGCCCATGTCGTCGGCGTGATACTACCTTGGCCCACACCTTTGCCGTAGCTACTGAAGCCGCCTGCTGATGCAAACCCAACGGTTACCGTTGCGGTCCCGACGTATATCGAACCACCGCTGCCAGCCAGTGCGCACGTAACGCCGGTCATTAGTTGACCCCTGCGCCGCTGATTACCCATGTAGTAGAAGCAACTTTGACGCACGTTGCTAGGCCATACTGGGCTAGAGTGCGAGTGCCTGTGTTGGCCGTTCCAGCTTGGCGCAGTGTATCAGTCGTGATGCTGATGTTTTGAGATGTGCCGCTGTTGTTAAACACAACGATGGCCGTGCCCACAGGGAACGCGATTGAACTGTTAGCTGGGATGACTACCCCACCTGTTGTGATCGAGATGTGCTTACCGGCATCAGCGAGTGCCAGCGTGTAACTAGCGGTCTGGCTGTTCTGCGGCAATCCGCGATAGCCGAGGCTATTGGCCGCGATAGTTCCAGTGGCTGTGATCGTCACGTCTTGGTCGAGTGCGGTGATGTCTGTGTTCGCACCCGATGAGGCTTTAGCGTTAAGCTGCGTCTGGATGGCGGAGGTCACGCCATCAAGATAGCTGAGTTCCGTTGGGCTAAGCGTTGCGCCATTGGCGGATACGTTACCCGCAACAGTAAGGACTTTGCCAGCGCCGACGTTTACGCCAACGCTCGTGCCCGTGCCGTCTGCTTTAAACAGCGCGTCAATGGTATCAAGGTCGGTATTGAGTTTCGTCCCCCAAGTGTCGGCGGATGCACCAACTTCAGGTTTAGTCAATCCAAGGTTGGTAGTTGTTGTATCTGCCATTAACCAAACGTCCTTGTCCTAGAAGCCAACCGACTTGAACCTGTCTTGGCCCGCTGCTCTGCAACTTCATACTCAACCATCAGGCGTTCTAAAATACTAGCCCAAACGCCAATGCGCTCATCTTCTTTCAAATACGGCGCGCTTTGAACAAGTGTTGCGTAGAGGTATATATCAGGATTGGCGGTTAAAAGCCAGTTAGATGTGTTCGCATCTGACAGACCAGCAACGCGGGCGTAGTACATTAACTCGCCCGTGTACGAACCATCTGGTGCGGGAATATGTTGGAACTGAGTACCAACAGTTGAGAAGAACATCGGTACGCCAGCCGCAGAAAACTTTGTCTTCTGGATGATGGCTTCTTCCGGCGTTACAAATTCCAACACCGTGATAGGATTGGTATTCATCTGATAGCGGATTGTCTCCATCCAATCAGCCGGACGGTTCTCATACTCTGCATCAACTGTTACCGTTGCACGCGTCACCATTTCAGGAGCGCGCATCCGGCGGTTTAAAGACGCTTCCGCTAACGCAATGAAATTCGGAATGGCCGAAGTAAGATCATCCCGGTTAAGGAAGTCAGCAACGGCGGTCTTTAATTCAGAGTACGTCGTAATTGCCATTAAACAGTCCCCGGCCTAGTGCGGAAGTAACGATTATCTGGATCGTTCAACCACTTCTTCATCGCCTCTTGGTCTTGTGTAATACCTTGGCGCTCAAGTTCGTAATACACTGAAATGGGGATGCTGCCAACCTTTGTCCATTCACCCCAGCGTTCCGGCGCGCTATTGAATTCTTGTTTGTTACTCTCGATGATTGCGGAAACGTCTTGCTCTTTCGAGATGATCGCTTCGTCCTTCTCGGCATCGTAATCGTAAAATGTTTTGACGCCTGTGAAAGCATCATCATTGATAAGGCGTTTAGTCATTTAACGTGGCTCCATGTCCTGCCGGTCCTAACGCTACGAATGCAGTTTGCGCTTAGACTTAATTCCCTTGCAATGCTTGCAGTATTTTTACCGCTTTGCCTTATATACCTAACAAGACTATCATTCAACTTCGCTTTTCCGTTGTCGGCCCCCCTTGGGGCTGTCGTGCGTTTGCGTCCTTTACCGATCATGTCAGCGGTATTTTCTTTAAACGTGCCAACAGATAAATGGTCGGGATTTACACAGGATGGGTTATCGCACGAGTGCATGACCACATAGCCGTTTGGTATTTGGCCTTTGTGCATTTCGTATGAAAGGCGATGCGCCGATAGGGTGGCGCTCCCTTTCCCCCCACTTTGAATTGACCCGTATCCATTTCTACTAGTATTGCCGGTCCATACCCAACACGTTTCCGTTTTATCAACTTTTCTGAAAAATCTAACAGATAAAGATGCGTGCGAGTTACCGTTGTCTTTTGTCGTCCCTGAACGCTTGTGCCGAAGGTAATGCCTATTGCACATCCCTTTTGCTACAACTTGATCCTCGCAATTTTCAATAAAACAATTTTGCATAAAAACCCCCGGTGAGAGGTTTAATTCTACACCGGGGGTCTTTATTAGTCAAGTCTTGATTAGCTCGTGGTAAGGTCAGCAACGATACCATGCGCAGCTTGGTTGTTTACCTTCAGGCCGTATTCGACGAGGAGGAGAGCCTTCTCGGCGTCGCCCGTCTTGGCGAGGTCCATCTTCTGGATTGGACGCAGAACCGCCAACGATGCGTAATCGGGATCGACGATGAACGCGTCACGGTCACGCTGGAAGCGGTTAGGTACGATGTTGACTGTGCCGAAGTCGGACACATAAACGTCGGCTGCGCCGATGATTTGGCCCTGTTGACCGGCAGGAACGTCGCGGAAGCGAGTTGCGATACCAGCGAATGCAGATGCGGCGACCTTGTTGAAAGGACCAACCATCAACATCTTTGGCGTGCCACCTGCGGTCCAGACCTGCTGGATTACGTTCTTCAGAAGTGTTTCTGTGAACGCACGCTGCGTACCATCGGTACGAGCGGCAGTTGGGGTCGAGCCTACAGTTGGGTTAGCACCACCTGAACCGAACGAGGTGTTGGTCGTCAACCATGCAGGCAGACCAGCGGTACGACGTGCAGTTGTGGTGTTACCAGCAACCGATGCTTGGTTGGCGAGAAGAGCGGCTTCCATGTCGCGCTTCAGTTCCGAACCCAGCTTGGCGAGCTGATAGGTCATTTCGTTACGACGACCAGCCTTATCGACTGCTTCAAGCGTACCGGAGATTACGACGTTCTTCGTGCTGATCTGCGTGTAGTTACCAACGCGTGCGGTTGGCGTAACAGCAGTGAACGAAGAAATGTCGTCACCTTCGAGAGCGGCGTTAGAAGCCGAGGCCGCAGCCAAGGCATCGGTCTGCCATTCGAAGTAGGTGTTCTTGACGCTCTCGCGGCCGATGTTCGAGATGAACGGAGTTTCTTCTGGCGAGATGTTATAGATAACGTTCGACAGGTCTTCACGAATACCGATAGCGGAGTACCGGGTAAAAGTATTTGCTACAATAGCCATTAGTTCA